GAAACGTTTGACCACAACTTTTATGCCTTTAACTTCATCTGCTTCAGCGATGAATGCCTCAGGGAAGAAATCGACGATACAGACAGAGTTTGAGAGTTGCATGTGGTTTGAGAAGTGCTTACACTATAGAGGATCTTTAGAGGTTACTAACTTTATTACCTATTGAACTTGCCCTCTGTGAAGTTTACATAACTGAAGACAGTACGGTTCACCAACTTGATTGCACCTTCCTCACTCCAATATACAAAACCCTCTCCTACAGTTTGTGTACCATCAGGAAGAAATGTATCAAAGTCAGAGTATACAATCATACTATCAATCACGTCCTCTTTCAGTTCAATCACCCACTGATATAAATTTGTGAGATGTGGACAACGTAGGATAGTTGTGAGAACTCCATCATCTAACTCAACACCAGACTTGATCAACTGATTGATTGCTTGCTTCGCACGATTTGCTTGCTTAGGTGATAGAAACTTTACTGTGTCTGTGTTGATGATAGGCGGTTCAATCTGTGATGCTATACGATCAACAATTGGCATCACAAACTTAACATGTGGAGTATCATCGAAGTTTGTACGAATTGGAAGCGGTGCAGCATCATATAGTTCACCATCAATGTAATACTTTGTATGTGGTGCGATGACAAGTTTCTGATAGATCTTCTCTCCGAAGATATATGTTAGTGTGTTATTTGAAAATACTTCTGTTCTACCAAACCCAAGGAAGTCACCCTGATATACACCATCAACACGAGGCATATATTTCAACATAAGATACAATATATCTGCTACATCATCTTGATGTCCAAAGTGTGTAAAGATGTCCTCTGTTGTATAACATAGTCGAATCTTTTTCTTGTTGAATGCTGCTTTAGTACAAACAAAAAACTTACCATTAGCAGGATTAGTTCCCCATACAACAGCAGGAGCACCATCCATCTTCAAACTAATGTGAAACGCATTGCTGTAGAGTGCATCAAAGATAGAAAGATCACCAGTTAAGATGGTGTCTTCTGCGTGTTCTAGGTGAGTGTTAGGCATACTATAGTGGAAGTTTAGAGGTTACTAATAATAATTGAATCACATTCCGTTCATATATTCATGCAGTTCAGCATAATACTGTTCTTCAGTCTCAAATGTGCGACCATGAATCACACATGGAAAAGTTTTCTTTTGAAACATTGTAGACGCAACCTGTACGTCCTGTTTATCATAACCCATTTCAATCAGGGTGTTCACGTAAGGGTTGTTTGTAGTGTTATTCATACTACAGGGGAACTTTAGAGGTTACTAACAATAATACCTTAGAATCCTCTCGTTGACAACTCATTATCAACAACTGTTAAGATCTCATCAACGATATAATCATGGTCACTAGAGTTAATCTCTGCTAGTACCATCTTTGCTTCATTAGCAGCAAGAACTACCTCTTTCTCGCTATCATCATCTTCAGTCAACAAATCATCGTTCGTTATCACCCATGCAGCACAAGGTCCAGTATCACCGTGCTTACGGATTAGTGCCTTTACATGAGTATCAAGTTCACGCAGTGTTCTACATTTTTTCATTTCTTTCTCCGTTTCTTGTGTTTATCTATAAAGGTGATTGCTGATTGTCTGTTTCTACACACTTTGAGAACATTTGCTTGATGAACAATAGCGAGTTTAGTTGTGCTGCCAGCAATAGGCACAGCAGCATACATCATAGGGTCATCATGTTTTCCAACGATGAATCCCTCCTCATATGGTTTAGCATCAAGCACACTTGTCTTGGTATATGTTATCTTCATCGGCGCACCACACTATCAAGAACTTCACCCTTTTCAAAAACGATGTCTACAACCCTTTGCAATGCTTTCTCGGTGGATATACCCACATTGCTGTAAACAGGCACACAGAGCATCCCAAAGGTCTTAGAATCGCTTCCACAACGTATCACACGACCCACAGTCTGAGTCATCTCAATCACATCCATGTTGCGTAGGAAAATGACTGCTTCCAACTCACTGACGTTGATACCTTCAGACAGAATAGAGCGATGAAGTACAACAAACTTCTTGTTAGTATCTTTGCCCCAAGCATTAAGAACTTCAAAGAATTTCTCACGAGATACTTTCTTACCATCAACAATCGCACCAGTCTTGGATGTGATATAGAGGTAAGAGTATCCACGCTCTTTGAGGTCATCAGCAAAATCTGTCTGAAACAGATTGATAAGTTGTCTGCTAGTCTTGACGCAAACAAGAATCTTCTTGATACTGATTTGATCAATAGTTTCTATCACATTGTTGCTCTCAATGTGTGGAGTCAGACTCTTTTTGTCGTGCTTGCCCATCTGAATCACCTTGACTTTAGGTGGCAAAATATACCCACCTTGCACAAGATTAGGTGCAGAAACTTTAGCAATGATGTCCCCATAGACTTCTCTATCATTCATTCCTGGTTTCTTGATAGTCACCGAGGTCTTGCGTGTTGCTGTGAAATAGTAGCAACGATCAGCACGACGAGAAAAATACTTTACAGACTCATGAAAGTTACGTTGAACACTATTATGTGCTTCGTCAAAGTAAATCGTATCAACATCAATGTCTGCGTCTACAATACGATGCAGAGAGTGATATGTGGTGAAGATGATAACATGCTCACGCACTGTCTGACACATATCAACAAACAGTTTGATACGATCAGTCTTTGTAGTTCTGAAATGCTTAGTCTCACCACTATGAACATGGAGGACGTTAGCATTAGTTACCTGCTCAAGAAAATCATTGGAGAGTTGCTCAACCAACAAAATACGAGGACAAACAACAACAATAGTGCGAGGACTAGAGACTTCAAATCTCTTTACCGCGTCCATAATTGCGACCAATGTCTTACCACCACCAGTGGGAAAGATACATTGACCAATAGAATTGGTTTGTAGTGCATTAAGTGCATCTTGCTGGTGGGGGCGAAGACTTACGGTCATCAAGTTCGTTGCTGTATTATAAGGGAGTTTTAGAGGTTACTAACAATCTACCGACAAAATCCTGAATATGGAGTATATAAAGTTCCATACTTACTAAACACATTATTAAAGTGTTCTAGGTCTTTTCCAAGATAAATGATAGCAGACTGAAAAGGTGCAGCACTCTTGGCAGCACCAAATTGCAAACGTCTATTAACAGCAATCCATGGATATTTTTCAATAGATCTCCACCACTTGGTAGAAACGTCCAACTTAATGAGAAGAACCATTTCTTTTGCATTTCCATTTTCATACTGGGCAGCAGCATAGGGAATCCAAGTTTTAGAATCAGAATAAGGGTGATTCATAAAAACTTTACCACACCATGGATGTGCTAAACCGTTTGTCTCTTCAGTATAAAGAACCTTGGCAGGTACGTTTGGATTGTTTACATCATTACAGCATGGGTCAGTGTCAATCTCTCCATCAAAGAACTTAACAACGTCTCCAACAAACTCCACAGGAGTGTTCCACGTATCTTTACGATTGCCTGTAGTTGCTGTTAGAACTTGAAGTGCGTTTGATGTCATAATCAGTTCAATTTAGTTGGGTCTGCAAGTCCTACTCCTTTCAGCAAATCTTCACCAATAGCAGCACATTCACATTCAATGTTGTTTTTAGCAACGTCACCATTATAGTCGTCAACAATCTTTCTGGCAATCAAAATGTCAGATGCACCTCTAGTGTTTTTTGTCCAAATAGACTTTGAAATCTTGGAAAAGTTATTAGTTAAGTACCATTTAAGTCCAGTTCCTTTTTTTGCATCACCAACAGCATCAAGTAGGGTCTGAATTGCAGCAAGAGCACCAATCATGCTCCCATCAACAGCATCAAGATTCCACTTTTTATAGACTGGTTTAAGAAAGTCTACTGCTTTTTTTGTTGGAGTAATCTTCCACTTAGAGATAGATTCGTTTGCCTTTGCCCAACCATTAACCTCTACACCATCATCATATCCAATCCCCTCAGATTGAATACCAATGGTAATCCAATTCTCCTCAAACTCTTGTGCCCATTCATCACCCCAAGAGAGTCCTGCTCTAACTTTATCAAGAGTGCTAGTATTTTTACGAGAGGTATTATATTTTTCAAAAAGTTTTGCTTCTTTTTCAATACACTGTTGTAAAGTGCTATTGGGATCATGAACAATTATCTGGCAGGGAATATCTAAATTTTCACCAGAGAGAATTGCCATAATTGCTTTGTGTTGTCCATCAATAATAACATAAGTTCCATCTGGTCGTAATGCAACAACAAGAGTTTGGCACAGAATGTAATCAAATTGTCTTGCTTTTTTAAGAGTAGTAAGACAAATGTAGCGTTGATAGTCTCTACTAACTTTTAGTTGACTTGCACGAATAAATGCAAAGTATATTTGTTTTTTGACTTTTGTATCGTCAATGGGATGCACATAGATAGCGTCTTTATGTGCTGCTCCCTTCAAAAATTTGACGGTGTTAATTTTGTTTTTTGGATCGTCAATAATTTCCTGAAGTGTCAGGAGACGTGGATCTTCTAAGTAGTTTTTCATTTTAACCTTGAATGGAGGAAAATAAGAGTAGAGTTTAAGGTCATCCTCTGAGTTGGACCATGTTTATATATTAAACTATTTTCAGTTAGTTGTCAACTGTTGTCTAAAAGTTTCTTCACTAATAATAGTGACATTGGGAGCAATAAGATTTACCTTTTTAGCATATCTCTCACTCAAATAGTAATCTTTGAATGACCATCCTTGATTGCCACAAAGAACAACAACAGCAGATTCATAACCATGTTGATCAATAGCATCCTGAAGTTTATCACATTCATGAAGAATCTTTTCCTCAGCAGTTCCTTCTACTGCTTGATACTTAAGACTGACTAGTCTACCACCTTTATGTTCAGAAATCCATCGTTTTGCTTTTTTAGTTTTCTTATATGCTTTTCCACCAAGGAGAATATCTACAACATGTTTTTTCTTGGTTCCAAATTGAGTACCAACCACTGCTTGAGGATAAACTGAATCAGAAAAGTTCTCGGTTAAAAATTGTTCAATAGAGTCCTCATTGACCTTGCCAGTGGTAGTATCACGAGGAGCATGATTGCCACGATTAGACATAATCAATAAGAATAGGTAGAAAGATTGCGAGCAGGGACATGATACCCATTCTTAGGGTTGTTCACATCAAAGACCCATACTAACTCATCATCGGATGCTTTGTAAACATCCATGCAAAACA